TGGCACAGTTCTCGCAAACGGAAACGTGTTGTCTGGCGATACATACGATATCATACCGTAAAGGAAATTCATGCCTAGTTACATTAAAGCATCTCTTGAACGGTCTTACGCAGACAGTTTTCTTTCGGAACTAGAGCGCAACGAAAATCAGTACTTCTTTTTCATTGCAAAGTCTTCTTCGTGGACGAACGAAAACTCTCCTGATTCGTACACCGATACGGTGGGTGCGGAATACACCGTGATGAACAGCGTGATTGCGTACAAAAAATTGAGCGCACAAAACATACTGTACGCGCTGCCACGATACGAGTGGAACACTGGAACAGTTTACGACCAGTACGATGACACAGTAAACCTGTTCGATCCAGACAACCCAAAGATTTTCTATGTGGTCACAAAAACAGCAGGCGATAGCACTCACATCTACAAGTGCATCAGCAACAACTCGGGTGGTCGCTCCACCGAGCAGCCCACACTCACACAATTTTCAACCTTCACGCTTTCTGATGGGTACACATGGAAATACGTTGGCAGTGTTCGTGAAAGTGAAATTCCGTATGAACTCACCGATTATGTTCCTGTGGACTACGCTTATTCTGAATACGATACGGAAACCACTCAACAGTACTCCACCCAACTACAAGCAGTTTCGGGTGAGATTACCCGTTTCGTGATTTCATCGTATCCTGGCGGAACCGTTGGTGTCTATCCCAACACAATCACGGGCAAACTTGGAAGCAATTCGTACTGCTTGAACGTTACTTCTGTTACCACCGTTTCTAGTGGCGTATACGAAGTAACTATAACGGACGCAGCATCTAGATCACGCATTTCTGGAAACGCAAACAATTATATTGGTTACGTTATGAGGGTGGATCAGAATCACACCACAGTTCCAGCAGAGCGCGGAAATTACGGAGTCATACGAAGCGCAACCATAGGCGCAAACGACGTTAAGTTTCGGGTTGTTTCAGATGTTGGAGACTTTGTGTGCACACCAACAATTACTGGTGGCGGTGGAAGTGCACGAAGTTCGGTTGAAATAATTCCGTACATCAAAGTTGTTGGCGATGGAAGCGGTGCCTTTGCGTATCCTGTGATGAATTCAAGCAATCAAATTTCCAAAATAGAAGTTGGAAGTGGTGGGCGTGATTACAGCCGAGTATATGTTGAGGTAGTGAGTCCAAAATCAGCCAACACCAACCACCCGTCTGTGCGTGCAGTGCTGCCACCAAAGGGCGGACACGGCAGCAATATTTTGAAAGAGTTGAATGTAAAAGACGTTCTTATTGTGTGTGAAATACTGGAATCAGATTCTGACAAAATCATATCAGGTGGTTCGTATCGTCAATTTGGAATAATCAAGAATCCCGTTATGAATGACGGCAGTGGAACAATTGCAGGAAAAACCGATTTGTATTTCAGAGACATTGTTCTTGCGCCAGTGAACGGACCGATTGAAACGGCTAATTTTGATGGAGGACCAGAAAATCTTGTTCTTGGCAGAGAAACGTACTCTAGTTCCAGAGTGGTGTTGGCTCGTACTCCTGTTTCCGCTGGACTTGGAACAGGTGTTATTGACACCATATCACTCAAAACCGTTCCTTCTAACGGCAAGTACGTTACTCGTCAGGACCGTCGAGACGACTACACTATTACGCTTTCAGCGGCAATGCCACCCAATGCAAATTTTCAAGTAGGAGAAAGGGTGCGTCAGGTGATTCCTGCGGGAACACCCGTATCCAACGTTACAGGAAATACGGTGACGTTCACATACTCTATAACCGTAGAAGGCACTGTGATCAGCGTGGGCAGCACGGAACTGGTGGTTCGGCTGACCACAGGCGGAAATTTTGTGAGTGGATCTGTTCCGATTGTGGGTCTTCGTAGTGCTGCATCGTCTTTGATTTCCAGCATTCTTCCCCGTTTTGGAGAAACTGTATGGATCACCAAAAAAGGCAGCGCGGGAATACCCGAGTTTCAGACTTACAATGGTGAAGTAAAGCAGTATAAGGTGGTGGAGACAGGACTGGCTTATTTTGATCAAGACGCGGCACCGGTTTACTCTGGACTACACGCTCTTCGTATTGGCACAAGCGTTAACTCTTCTGTTGGCGGAGTGGACATTAGTTACGCTCCGCTTACTCCCAATTCATTCACCAACGGTGAAACGATTCATCAGGGCGTAACTGGAGCATTCGGGCATTACGCAACAGGAAAAGTGTACAACTGGGATTTTGTAAACTCTTCAAGCGGAACTCTGTATTTAACAGAAGTTCAAGGCTCTTTCCGAAGTGTGGCTACACACGGATTAAGCGGCTCTACTCTTTCTGCGTATGTGGTGACTGGGTTGAGTCTTCCTGAAATTTCACCTAGTTCTGGAGAGGTCTTATACATAAATAACGTCCGCCCCGTTCAAAGAGTAGTGGGACAAGAAGACGAATTTCGTATTCGTTTGGGTTTCTAAGAGGGAAATATGGCAAACAACTCTAGTCTGTTCAATATTAGTCCTTACTACGATGATCACGATCCCGCAAAGGGATTTTTGCGTGTGCTGTTCAAGCCAGGATACGCACTACAGGCACGAGAACTCACACAACTACAAACGATTTTGCAGAATCAGATTTCTGCTGTCGGGGATCACCTTTTCAAGGACGGATCGCGTATTGCGGGCGGCGGCATAAGTGTACGAAACGCAGATTTCTTGATGGTCAAGTCCAATTCAGGATCTGCGGTTCTTGGTTTGAGTGATTACACCAGTCTTATTGGTGGTGTGATCACAGAGTCTGCTTCAAACACCGAAGCAAGAATTGTACACGTGGTTCCGCCAGACACCCAAAGAGACGGACACGTGGTGCTGATAGTTGACTATTTTTCGGGAACAGGATTCACTAACACCACCGTTAATTACGCAAACGGAACAAGTACGGGCACTATTGAACTTGTTTCGGTTGCGGATCCAGTTTTTACGTTTGCAAAAGCGTTTCCGAGAGGCAAGTGCAAACTAGTCACAGTGAACGAGGGAATATTCTATGTGGACGGATTTTTTGTGCAGACCCCTACACAAAGATTTTCTCCGTTCAACCCGCTCATAACAATACGAGACTTCAATTTTTCTAACTTCTTTTCCCTAAACAAGAAGATAGGGTTTTCTGTGTTGCGGGACTCTGTTACGGATGAAGAGGATTCCACCCTCCGAGATCCGTCTGTGGGTTCGTACAACTACAATGCGCCTGGTGCTGATCGGTACAAGATTAACCTTGTGCTTTCACAAACCGATCTTTCCGAAACTCCAGATGACTTTGTAGAGTTGCTGCGGTTTGACGGCGGAAAAATAACTAAAAAGGTGGAACGGGTAACTTACGGAGAAATAGAGCGAGCACTGGCACGAAGAACCTACGACGAGTCGGGATCGTATGTTGTGCGACCGTTTGAAATATCTGTCAGTAATGAGAATGAGGTTGAGTCTGGATCGGTTTCCATGAGTGTTGGTAGTGGAAAAGCCTATGTTTTGGGGTATGAAGTAGAGAACACGTATCCGCAGTCTTTGAGCCTGCCCAGTGCCCGAACCACACAAACTGAATCCGCTGTTGGGTTGCTTGCAAACGTGGGAAACTATTTGCCGATCACAGTGAACGGTTTCACTGCGGAATTGAACACAAATGCAATAGCACTTTCTAATGGTTCTTCTACCATTCGGTTTAGAAATGCAGCCAACGCGGTTGTTGCCACCGCGTTTTCTCACGGACTTGTGCCGGTGTCGCCTGCTGGTGGTGCTTCCAGTCTTAGATACACCACCTATTTCTACGGATTGAGTGGAAACATTACACTTGCCACAAAGGGACATTTTTACGATAACACCGCTGCCACTGGTGCAACCATTGGCGCGTTCGGTCCAGTCAGTGGAACCAATTTTTCTCAACCACTCGGCACAGAATCGTCTTCGTTGGTGTTTCCACTGCTGCCTGGATACGCAGTGGAAAACGTGTCTGCGGTTTCGTTCTGGACAAAGATGACAAGCGTACCGATTAGTGCCACTACAAGCGGCACAAACACCGTGTACACGGTGTCAAAATCAAACTTTTCTGAAACTATATCTTCTGGAAGTTCTTCGGTGTTTTCTTTTGATGCGTACTCTAATACGAATATATCCAGTCTTTCGTCCGCACTCCAACCAGTGTTCCTTAACACCACAGGAAACACTATGGCACAGGTTTGGGCACCGGCTGTATTGAATGCCACAATGACCACCGCTGCGGACGGCAACTCGGTTACCATCACTGTACCGTCAAGTAGTGTTCCTGGAGGATACGGATCAGGTGCTCAACCCCGAGTAACAATTCCCGTTAAATATACGCCAACAATTTCTAACGTTAGCACGTACCGATACAAGTCTTCAACGACTGCAAGCAATACATTTACTGGTGGCGGATCAAGAAAAACAGATGAAAGTGGCAGAGTCTACTACGAATTAGACAAGACTGATGTGTACTCCGTAACCAGTGTTTTGAGTGGGGTGGTGTCTTACGCTGGTGACTTTGAATTGGATAGTGGACAACGATCCACGCACTATCAGCGTGCTCGTCTGTACCTGAAGCGATCATCTGAAAACAAAACCCAATACGCAAGTAGTAGCAACACCCAATTTATTGTGGCTTTTGAGTATTTTTTACATTCGGGTCTTGCTGCTGCGCCGTTCATTGGAAAGCACTCGTATGTGCACTCTGAAACAGGAAACATTCCGTATTCAGAGATTCCGTTGTACACAGACGAAAAAACAGGAGTTTCGGTTTCACTTGCAAACTGCTTGGACTTCAGAAGAAACGGAATTACATCTGCCACACCGACGCTGAAGCCGTATGGAACAAGCGAGATGAGTAGTCTTCCTGCATACAGCACAACAACTGTTTCGTACTCGCACTATCTGCCGCGTATTGACAAAGTGTGTGTAAAGGCTGATCCCGAAGACGGATCTGCTCTGTTTTTCTCGGTTACGGGCACCCCAGATTTGTCGCCAGTTGCGCCTCCTGATCCAGACGACGCACTTGTGCTTGCCACTGTTACTGTGCCAGCGTACACTCACAATGGAAGCGATTTGGTGATTACACCAGTGGAAAATCGTAGATACACGATGGGCGAAATTGGAAAAATTCAGAAGCGGCTGGACGATGTTGAAGTTTTTGCAAAATTGTCGTTGTCTGAAGCAGATATAGAGTCACGAAGTTTACGTGGATCGTGTGCCGACATTGAACCGTTGAAGACTTCTATATTTTCTGATGAATTTTACGGACATTCAATCGGAGATGTCGTGGATGGACAGTATTCGTGTTCCGTTGACTACGAACGCGGTGAATTGCGTCCGTTTTTCTCTGCCACTGCGCCGATTCAGACTGCTCCATCACTGAACGGCGCAACCACATCACCAGATGGTCTAGTTACAATTGACTACACACTTGTGCCGTACATAGAAAACAAGCAGTACACTAAAACAGTAAAAATCAATCCGTCAAACACGGTTAATTGGATTGGTCACATGAGTCTGTCGCCATCGGTTGATCCTGTGTACGATACTGCACAGCGACCAGTGGTAAAAACCAATGCTCTCATGGAAAACGACAACTGGCTGTCTTCCAATCCATCGAATTCTCGTGGACACGGCACACAGTGGAATGATTGGGAAAGCATATGGACGGGAATTGAGGTGGTTGAAGAGGAATCTGATCCCGTGCTCAAGCGAGTACTAGATGTACCACACGTTTTTTCGGAGAGTGCCATTCCTTCGTTCAACTCGGGAAGCATTAACTCGGGTTCTGCTCGGTATATTGATTCTATTGGCAAAAAGACAAGTGATTTCATTAATGCCAGACGGCTCAAGAATCGGATAAAGCAAAAAATAGGTTCGCGGGAAATTGATCGTAGTGTGGTGCCGTACATACCATCAAAAACTGTTACTGCCACTGTTCGTGGTTTGAAACCCAATTCTAGTGATCTTCGTATTCTTTTTGATGGAAATGAGGGACTGACTGGAATCAGCACAGACAAATACGGATCGTGTTCCGTGTCGTTTAACATTCCTTCGGGTCAGCACCTTGCTGGAAACAAATTGGTGCGTATCACCGATACAGCGTACACACCAGACTCCTCAATGGGTGCAGATGCAATGTACTTCTGCAACGGATTGTTGGAGCAGCGAGACTCTGGCTCGTATTCTGTCAGACTTCCCGAGTATCGCAGACAGACTAGTGCTAGTGAAACAGTTTCAAAAGACCCTTTCAACCGCGACACTGATGTGGTTGAAGGAACGCACTGGACTGATCCACTGTCGCAGACATTTTTTGTAGACAGAAAAACGAATCCTGAAGGAATTTACATCAAGAGTGTGTCTCTGTATTTTGCACAAAAAGACACGGGAGCCACTGCTGCTGTTCCTGTTATGGTGCAAATCCGTCCCACTGTGTCTGGATATCCGTCTCCGTCTGTGGTTGTTCCGTTCAGCACATCGGTTAAAACGCCTGATGAAATCACGGCGAATGCTAGTCAGCCAACCGAAACGGTTTTTTCCTTCAGCAGTCCTGTGTATCTGGAGCCTGGCGAATACGCAATATGTGTAACGGCAAACAGTGACAAGTATTTGTTGTATGCAGCACAGAGTTCTGTGAATGGATTGGACAATGC